TGGTCAACAAAATCGGTCTCACGATCTTCAAGTCCAAGATTTGGAAGAACCCCCTCCAGGGCTTCAAAATTGATCCGCTCACCTGGGGCGCCGTCATTGAAGAAGTCCAGGTAGGACTCCTTGAAGGTAAGGTGTACGACCCGGACCGGGAGTACATGGAAAAAGAGATCTTCGGACGCGAACTCCCGCCCGTGTCCGTGGCATACCACAAGATCAACCGGGCCCAGTACTACAAGATTTCCATTCGTGAAGAGATGCTTCGTCGCGCATTCCTCAGTGATATGGGCTTGTCTCAGATGGTCACCAACCTCATGAACTCGCTCTACAACTCGGCTAACGTGGATGAGTTCGAGCTGACCATGTCCCTGTTTGCGGAGTACGCGAAGCAGGGCGGTTTCTTCAAAGTCCAGGTGCCCGAAATCAGCAACAACGTTTCTTCTGAGGCTGATGCGAAGCAGCTGATCAAGCAGGTACGCGGCATGGCCGGGAACCTGGAGTTCTACTCCACGCATTACAACGCGTCGAAACTCCCGACGTTTGCTGACCCTGACGATTTGGTGTTGTTTGTGACGACTGAGGCTAAGGCGGCAATGGATGTTGACGCGTTCGCCGCCGCGTTCAACATCCCGTACACGGACCTTCCGTCGCGTGTGATCACGGTCCCGAAGCACAAGTTTGGTATCAAGGGTGTTCAGGCCGTCCTGACCACGAAAGACTTTTTCATCATCGCGGATGTGTTGATGGAGAACCGGGAAATCGCGAACCCGGCATCCTTGGACCGGAACTATTTCTTCCACATTCATCAGGTCTTGTCGTTGTCCCTGTTTGTTCCGGCGATCATGTTTTGGACCGGTCCGTCTGACGTTATCCCCACGGATGACGCCGTTGTGACCGGCATCAGCGCTATCACAGCGAAGTACTCGCAGGACGGTTCCGACATTGTGGACGCTGACACTCTCACCCGTGGTGAGCTGTACATCATGGACGCCATTGCGGTCACGTCCCCGACTGACAGCACCAGTATCAGCGGTGTCAAGTGGTCGATCACTGGCCAGGCGTCCAGTGGCACGTACATCAACCAGACGGGTAACCTCCAGATCGGTTGCGTTGAAACCAACACGACCGTTACGGTGCGTGCAACCACGACATGGATTGACCCTGCCGGGGTCCTGCGTGATGGTGAAACGGTCACACGGGTATTCAACCTGACCGGCCCGCTGCTACCGCAGTGGCCGGTAGGTGGTGCACCGGCTGGCGCTAACGACGTTCCGACCGGCATCACTGTTGAAGGTGTCGCAGTGTCGCCCGCGTTCGCTGTTGACACGCTCGCGTACACGGTCATCGTGCCGGGCGGTACGACCACGCTTGAAGAGATCGTGGTGGCCGGTCTTGAGCCGACCTCCTACACGGTCACACTCAACCCTGCCGGTGACAGCTTCACCGTAGAGGTAACAGCGGGCGTCGATAAGACGTACACTGTAACCGTGAACTAAGCACCGCCTGGCTAGTTCACAGCCATGATAACGAAAGACCCGCATTCCCCCGGATGCGGGTCTTTTGTTTGCCTGTAGGATGGTGGAATGAATTACTTACAGGCGATTACCCCTAACCCCGATATTACGTGTAAACCCGGATGGTGTTTGGCTTATGTGAATCAGGCTTTTGGCCCGCTACCTATTCGCTACGGTAGGGCTATTGACGCGTGGAACGGCTCCAGCACACAGCACTCGGATACTGATTTTCCTGTCGGGGTTTGGGTGCCGGTGTGGTTTTCTCTCGCCATGGAACCGGCAGGACATGTGGCACTCCGGGCCCCTGACGGTTCGATTTTTTCGACGTCGGACTCGTACGGGTACACACCACATCATCACCCGGACATGGCGGATCTTATCGCCACGTATGCTGCGAATAATCCGCTCACTTACCTTGGCTGGACTGAGGACGTTGAAGGTACACCCGTTATCACGCCGGACACTGTAATTGTCCCGGCAAGTATTACCCCACAGGAGGACGCTATGACCCCGGAACAAATGCTTGAACTGAAACTTTTTATTCAACAGGAAATTGAGCGGCGACATGTCGTCACACGCGAACTTATCCAGACGTGTGGTTTCTCGTATGAGAACAAAGTCTTTATTCAGGAGGCTGTCGAATCGCGGGCCGTTGTTACCCGTGACGTTGTCCGGGCCGTTGGTGAAACCAAGTGAACGGGATTTTTGATATTCCCGAACAATCATCGTTCGGGTATGAACACAATTACACGGCGTGGGCGGCCAACTCGCGTGTGACTATTTGTAGAGTCCCGTGGAACGCGTCTTACCGGGATATTGTTCGGTTCACTGACCGTCCCGCGCTGAACGCTTACATTGATGGTTTGGGCGGTGAAACAATAAACATTCTTGACAGTGTTTATCTGAAAATGTCGCACCCCATTGATTTGGATGTGCCGTTCAATGTGGCTAACACGTTCAACTATTTGCGTGTACAAAACCCGGCCATGCCTATCACGAGCCCAGGTGGTGTATCCGGCCCAACAGATTTTTATTACTTTGTCACATCTGTTGAATCAATCGCCGGTAACACCACACGGTTTAATGTCCAGTTGGATGTGTGGCAGACGTTCGGTTACGAATTCCAGTTCGGGCAATCATTCATTGAACGCGGGCATATTGGTATTGCCGCTGATAATGCGTTTGACGAGTACGGGCGCGCGTTCCTCAACATTCCCGAAGGAATGGACATCGGCGGTGAGTACGTTGTAGCAACTAACTGGTCACACAAGATCGCCACAGGCAGGCAGGGGGCCGCATTTGATGTGCTGGTCATGACAGCCACCTCGTTGTCTGCCGATCCTGGCACGGTGGATAACCCCCACCTTGAATCAGCGGGCGGTAGTTCCATGGAATGGATGCCAAACGGGGCAGACATTTATTTGATTGAGGACGTCACAGATTTTCAGATCCTCATGGGCGTACTCTCCCAAAAGCCGTGGGTGTCCCAAGGCATCATGTCCGTCACAGCCATACCCAACGACTCAGTAAGCCGTTACGGGATGCTGACCAGCCCAGTCACCATCCCCGGCATGACTACGGGCGTGGTCAAGAAAGTGTTGTCCGGCTCCTTGGATGCACCATTGGTGACGCTAAAAGAGAATTGGCGGGATGATGCTTTGTCGCTCCTCCCGACCGGGTACCAGCATCTGAAAAAGTTTTTGACGTTCCCCTACATGGCTATCGAGATGACCTCGTACACGGGGCAGCCGATCATCCTGAAACCGGAGTCATGGTCAAACAATGATGCCCGTGTTGTGGAGCTCGCACACCTTGTGCCAGGCGGGGCGCGTGTTGCGTTCTACCCGGAAGGTTACAACCGTAGGGATGGTGTGACAGCGGCAACGGATTCTGACGGGATCATTAACGACTACGGCGAATTTTTGGACATGGCAACGACGATTGCTAACTTCCCTACCTTCTCCACCGTGAACAACTCGTACACCGCCTACATAGCGTCGAATAAGAACGGTATAGCGTTCTCCTATCAGTCCGCTGACTGGTCACAGCAACGCGCCCTGACAGGTAATCAGCTGTCCTTTGATCAGGCGTCGGCTGGGATGGGTTTGACGTCCGAACTGAACCGGTTGAATGTGAACGCGGCAACGCAGTCAACAAACCTTGCCAATCAGACAGCCGGGTACAGTGCCATGCAGGGCGGCGCTAATTCCCTCATTGGCGGTATCGGTGGTGGGGCAGCCGGTCTGGCGCAGGGTGCCCTGGGTGCTGCTAATGCGGGCGTGTCGTATGCGATCACGGCGAACAATAACAATCAGGCTTTGAACATTAACACTTCGCAGATGAACGCCACAGCGAACGCAAACATTTCGAACGCAGGGTACATGGCTGACACTAATCTCGCGTACGCGAACTTTGCCGCGAAGGGCGATAATCAGAACGCTATTGCCGGTATCCAGGCGAAGGTGCAGGACGCGAAACTTTTGCAACCCACCACGTCAGGGCAGATCGGTGGGGACGCGTTCAATCTTGCCCGGTATCAGTGGGGTGTTGATTTGAAACTCAAAATCATGCAGGGCGCCGCCATGAGGCAGGTTGCCGGGTATTGGATGCGGTACGGGTACCAAATGAATGTGTGGGGGACACTCCCGGTTGACATGCAATGCATGACACATTTTACGTACTGGAAAATCCGTGAATCATATGTGACAGCCGCGCAATGCCCGGAATCGTTCAAAGAAACCATACGCGGAATTTTCGAAAAAGGTGTTACTGTGTGGAGAAACCCGGCCGACATTGGAAACGTCCCGATGACAGATAACCAGCCGGTAGGAGGATTCACGCTGTGACGAAAAACCAATTGAGTTTTACACAGTTTGATACACAGTCTTGGGGTTATGGTAATGACCCGCAAATGAATGACCAAATGTTTACCGAAAACATGTACCTTCAAACTCTGACCGAGTTGTGTATTAACAGGTTTAAGTGGGAGGGGTTGCCGGAAGAAATTGATAAACGGTTTATTGAACTGACATTGCATTCACAGGGCCTTGTACTGTTCTTCCATGAGACTAATGATTACAACCGCTATTTTGCGTTGCGCGGCATGGCTCACGGTGTGCGGAACATGTATGACAACCCCACAGAGTTTACCGCCATTGGTAATTCAATGATTCAGAAAGATTTGAATGCACGGGAATGTGTGCCAATTTGGGCGAACAGTTTGCGTATTCCGCAGCGTCAAGCCATTTCGTTGTATGCACGGAAACTCGCGAAAATTGACCGGACCATAGACATTACTGTTGAAAATATGCGGTACACACGGCTTGTTACGGGCAACGCAAACCAGCGCCAATCGTTGGTCAACATTATGCGGCAAGTTGATGAGGGAAAACCGATCGTCTACACAACACCCAACTTTGACCCCGCATCCGTCCAGGTCTTTGACCTGGGCGTACACCCCGACACGCTGCCGAAGCTCATGGATGCCCGCAACTCGTTGTGGAATCAGGCTATGGGTTTCCTGGGCATCAACAACGCCAACCAGGACAAACGCGAACGCCTTGTAGCATCCGAAGTTGATGCTAACGACGAGCAAGTGTTGGCTGTGCGCTCTACCGCCCTGAACGCCCGCCAGTACGCGTGCGAACAAATAAACCGCATGTTCCCGGAATTGAACGTCAGTGTCTCTTACGACCAGACCGACGCTATGTCAATTGTTGCCGACGGAATCGGCCAATTTGACGAGTCTAAGGACACCGCGCTTGATGAAGTGCAGGGCAAACCAACACGAGATTCGGCAGGTGTCTGATGGGGTCTTTTACGCTCACCCTACAAGAAGCCATTGACCGGGAGTCGTACAAGTACACGACCGGGATTCCAGCACATAAGGCCCTGGGCTTGGACGTGTACCCGATCTTTGATGAAGCCTACCGGGCGTCATTGAATGAGAAGATCATTGTTCACTATAACGAACAAGAAATTGGACACGAGACGGTGTCAATGTTCCGGTACGCTATGTCACGCAAAATGAACGAAATTATGCCTTTGTTCAATCAGCATTATAAGGCGTCACAGATTGAGATTGACCCGCTCAAAACTGTTGACATAAAGAACGTGGGCACCGGCAACGAAACATCAACCACAGAATCATCGTCCACAGCCGGGGGCCGTGTAGTGGCATCCAACACACCGCAAGTCCGGTTGTCTGGTCAAGGCGATTATGCTACATCCGCGCAGGACAGCAACTCAAAAACTGATGCCGACGGTACGGCGTCGAACGCGTCAACGACTGACAACACCACGAGCGGTTACAGCGGCAACCCAGCTGAACTGGTGTGGGCGATGCGGCAAACATTCATGAACATTGATTTGATGGTCATTGAACAACTGTCCGAACTGTTTATGATGGTATGGGACAACGGCGAAGAATACACGAGAGGCAATAACAATTATGGGTATAACTACGGGCTTTTCCCCTTTTATTGGTAGCATCGGACCGCTGAACAGGGTAACACCGTTCACACACCGTGATAACGCAACGTTCCTGAGTATTTTGCAGGACGTTATCAAATACATAAACACGACGTTGCAAGACGAAATAACTGTTGAGCTTGAACGGATACTCGCCGAAGCGCAGACCGTCGCAAGCAACTTTGATGCGCGGTCCGCTGAATGGCAAGCATTCTTTGATCAGTTCATGGTGGATGTGACAGCGAACATTGCCACACTGAATGACCTGGCAATCCGTGACCTGATCAACGGGCACATCAGTGAAACCTATGGTGCACTCAACACCCTGTTCACCGAAAAACTAGCCCCCGTCAACGCATCAATTACGGCTGAGGCAACAGCCCGTGCCGACGCTGACACCATCCTGACCGGCTCCGTGAACAAACGCGCCTATTTGGATGCCGCCGGCCTCGAATACAACGAAGACTTTTCTACCCGTGACGACGGCGCGTTCACCACCGCACTCACAGGTCAGCCGTTCACGTTCCTGGGACCTGCAATCACGGTCACGGACGGTTACGCGTCCTTCCCGAACACGTCCGAAGGTGGGGCGTACGCGTCTGTCAAACTTGACGGTGACGCCGTGTGGCTGGGTGGTGAATTCAAAATGACCCCCTACACGTCAAACGGCGGTCTTGTCGTGTTCGCCATGACAGAAGAAGACATCAAAGCCACACAGAACGCGGGGGAGGGTTTGCCGCGCATGTCCGCTCACCTGTGCATCAGCCCCACAGAAATAACGTTGGATGTTCTCACACTCAAAGGCACATCCGTTACCCGGTTATGGGACCACCAGTTCAACACACCGCTACTCTCCGACGACACCCAAGTGTATTCCGCCTACATTTGCTTGAACCGGTCAGAGGGGATCGCCTACATTATTGACCCGTACGGTGAAGTGCACGCCGTGCAGCACAGCGGCTTCAAAATCCCCTCCCCATGGGTGTTTTTCGAACCCTTCCGAACCTTGGGCGGTGCTGCAACACAGACACGTGCGAAGTTCCGTACCGTACAGGCCGACTCCAGGGACCATTCCCGATCATCGATTGCCCGTGCCCTCGCACGGCGCGGCACGGAACAAAAGGTTGTTGTCTACCAGCCCGGTGCTGACAGTGACCAAATACTGTCTATGACGCCCACCGTGTTGGCTGGGACGTTGCAGACAGTCACGTTCCCTGCCACAGGCAAAATCCATGCCACCATCACAGCGTTCATTGACATCACCGCTGCCCCGGATGGTGCCGCCTATATTTGTGTGGCCGACGCTGCCGGGACCATCCTGTCAAAACAGGCCGCCGGTTCAGCCGTAGCCCACTCCGGCTGGACAACCACCAAAGTTACTTTCGTGGGTGA